GTTGATATACCAGAAGTTGTAGTACCTGTAAAGGTAATCATCTTCGCACCAGTATTAATTGAAGTAACAGTTGTCAAACCACTGTTAGGTAATCCTGTTCCTTGAACTAAATCATTTTGAGCGATACCCTGAATATCATCTAGAATTGCAGTAGAAACTCCAGATGCAACGGTTTGCATTACAGTTCTAGAACTCGTAACTTCACCAACCATCATAATTGGATCATTTACAGTTGATTGCGTAGAGTTAACCGTTGTAGTTGTACCATCAACTTGTAAGTTACCTTTGATAATAACATCACCTTCGTTGCTCAAACCATCTGGGAATGGGTCAATGAAGATTGTATTATCAGAGCCTGATATTGATGAAATTACATTTTCTTTAATTAATATTTTATCAAATCGACCACCGCCTGGTGCTCTCATTTCACCACCAATGATCAAGTTCTTCGCAACACCGACACCACCATCAAATGATACAGAGCCATCAGTTACTGTATTTGCTTGAGTATCATTTGAAAATCTTACACGACTTCCACCAACTTCAAGTTTATCAATACCTGCTTCGTCATAGCGAATAAATGCATCAATCGCTGCTGTACCATCTGCACCTCCACCAAAACCAAGTTTGGTATCATCTGGTATTACAACATCACCAGATCCATTTGGATTTACGACAATATCGCCATCAGTATTTTGTGAGGAAAATTCGTTACCGTCTAATCTTAAATTATCTACATTCCATAAATCTATTTTTCGATCACTATCAAGAATTGCTACGATACCACCATCACTATTTCTTGTATTGGTTACACCTGCAAGAGCACCTGCAGCATGTTCCATCATCGAGGTATAAAAATGACCCGCTACTGGGTTTACATTCGTACCATCGTCTCCTAAAAATATTCTATCTTTATACTGAAGTGTTCCACCGAAGCTACCGATACCAGTAACATACGCCATTTCACCCCAATTCAAACTAGCGGGTTTGGCTGTACCCGATGATCGTTTGATTCTAATTATACTAGCCATTTCAGAAATTTCCTCCGTTGATGTCTAAATTCTGTGTCGCACCTGGCGTTAATTCTAATGTGCAATCAAATTTTTTCGTAACACCATTAAAAACAAGAACCATCCCATTTTGGAGAGTTCCTGGAACATTCACATCACTTAATTCTGTTAATGATAGAGTTTGGGCACCTGCCAGAGATGAAATCACCTTCGTGGCATTCTGTTGTCCTACTCTGACTTTTATATCTGCCATCTATTGAAAAGCAATTCAGATCTGAAAGTATTTATATTTACTAGGACGTTATCTTTGAGGCAAGAGAATTTAACATAGTTTTTAACTCTTCTATTTCTTTTTTCATTTCATCTAACTCTACTTGTTTATCGTTATTTCTTCTTTTTTGATCCATATAATCATTATATGCATTTTTATCACGATTTATTATCGCTCCTGAATTTTCATCACGAAAAAGGTTCTTATGACCTTCAACTGGTATCATTTTACTCATTTTAATTTGTCGTCAATTTCTTTATTTTTTAATTTTTTATCTTTCATATTCTGTCTTTGCTTTGCTATTAATTCTCTAGCAACTTGTGCTGGACTCTTACCTTCTTTCTCTCTGAATTCATCTGAAGCAGAACCAATTATTCCTGTTGAACTTGTTTTTTCAACATTTCTACCTGCACTTAAACCTTTTCTATACCTAAGACTTGCATCAACTAATGCATTCTTTATTTTTTCTCTTGTGCTTGGTTTTTCAGCATCTTCCTCTGATTTTTTCTTTAATTTCTCTCCCTTCCCTAACTGTTGTTGCTTTCTCAAATTCTCAAAGTTACTCTCACCATTACCTCTTGATTGTAAATAAGTACCAACTCCACCCACCAGAGTCATAGCTGCAGGTACAGCAAATTTTGCTAATTTTGCAATTTTAGGTAAGGCAGTCACTAGTGCAGCTGCCTCATCTATATCCTTTCTAAATTGATCGAACTGTTTCATTATGCGAGTGCGATTGCTCTAAAGTCTTTCAGACGAACAGGTGTTGATTCATTGGATGAAAGCATTACAATCTTAATTGTAAATCCATTGAACTCATCTAAATTATCAGCAGTGAATTGATATTCCTTAAATTGATTGAATCTACTTGGAGATACAAATCCATCGGGTCTACCATCATTTTGACCCACATCGATAACATCATTACCAAAACCATCACCAGTTGTATCCAATAAGTTTTTATAACCAGGAAACGCTCTGTATGTTTGTGATACTTCACTGGAATCAAAACTGAATAGACGATAGTATACTCTAAAGTCTGCCTCTGGTTGAACACTCGCAGCAACTAATACTTTAAGTGATGTTGCTGGATTATCTAAGATAACTCTTCTTGATACAAATATTGAACCATGAGGATCTTCAGATAACTGATTAGTTTGAGAATCACTTGCATAATTTTCTAAACCAATTGGACTATTAATTTTATTACGTCCAAGAATAAATGTTGCATTTTTTGTGTCTAATATCGGAGATAAATTAGAATCCGATGTTGACATACTTACATTTAATGTAAGAGATTTATTCTTTGGTAAAGCGGTTAGTCTTGCTTGCTCATTCACTTTAGATGCAACCATTCTTGGAGTTGGGAAGAATGTGGTTTCATTTAATGTTGTAGGTTCAAAACCTTGATTTATAAATGATACCTCATCACCACCTGCACTTGTACCACTTACAGTTCTCACACTTGCACCCATTCTGGTTCTACCAGGTGTCAATGCATTTATCTGTGGTGAGAATGAACTGAACTGATGATTCTGTGACGCTTGTACATTAACACCACCAAATGCTTTTTCATTTGTAAAACATAATAATGTTTTTCCAGTTCTTTGAGGAGCAATTGCACCAACATCAACTTTTAGATAATAATTATCAAAATTATCATCAAGAGTTGAAATATCATGAGTAGTGTTTATACCAACCAACGAAATACCACCTGCTTCATATGTCTGAATATCAGAACCTGCAATATGTGTTGTCGCTGTGGTATCAAATCTACCTCTGGTTAATGTTAATTGTCCAGTGCCAACTGTATAAGATACAATCTCACCACCAATCAACGCCTCTCCTGTAGTTGTTGTTATACCATTAAATGACTTAAATGGTTCTACATTTGGGATATCAACAACATTTGTTTCAGCAGTTAAATCATTTGTTGTTTGGACTTTTACTGTATCTGGTTTTACATTTTTAATGGCAATCTTATTGTTAACCCCATGATGTGCATGATTGTATTGAGTAACCTCAAAAACATCACCAGTGAATAATGAACCATTGACTACTGTACCAGAACCAATATTAACTCCAGCAGCAGTACGAGTATCATTATTTGTATTATAATGTATCAAAGGATCACCACTTACAAAAGTTTCACCTTGAACATCAGTTAGATATAAGTGAGTTGTTGTTGAACCTGTTGCTTTTACTGCAACCTTAAATCCTCCACCCTTTACATATTTTACATTTTGTGCAGTATCAGTAATAATTTCTAAAACATCACCGACTTGATAACCCTCACCAGCGTTACCACCAGTTACAGATGCACTAGTAATAACTCCTCCAGAAATAGTTAAGTTTGCTTGTACATTTTCACCAGAACCAGTCAAACTCTTTAATTTAATACCATTTGAATCAGGGCTGAAGGAGTATCCAGATCCACCATTTACAATCTCAAAGGTTGTTACAGCAGCACCATGTGCCTCTACAACACCTGTGATACTCTTATCATCATCATCTGTAGTCAAACCTGTACTGACCTTTCTACCTATCGGTGTGACTGTTTTAGCGACTGCTACAGGCACTTTTAATTTACGTGGTAATGATCTAAGAGGATTACTTGGTAGTAATTGAGTATTTAGATTACCAGCTTCGATTGGTGTATTAAAGAAAGTTGCAGTTCCTGATTCAACAAATGATGCTTTGCGTAATTTAAAGCATAAGTCTTCATATTGACTTGGTGTCCAAATTGTACCATTTTGTGATTTGAATAAACTACCACCAATATACTGCTTACCAATTACAACATCTTCAACATCAGGTAAAGTAGTGGATCTAATTGTTTTATCTCCCATTCTTCCAACCCACATTTCATAAAGGTCTGAAGATGGTGCCAAGAATACTAGAGCATACTCTTTACTTGGAGCAAGATAAATTGGAGATGCAAAACGAATTGTTGTTGGAATAGAAGCATCATCAGATACGTTTATTTGACTTGGATTTAATGCAACTTGTGCAATATCTTGTACAAGTAAATTAGTAGGTGTTCCAAGTTCAACTGTTCTTAATTCAACAAATAATTTAGCATTTGGATCTTTTGTCGCAAAATATACATCCACTGATGTAAAGAATGCTCCTGTTTCATCAGTAGTAAATGATTGTGCTAGTGGGTCTCTATCAGGAGCCTCAATGAAGTTAAATCCTCCAAATTGTGAGTTAACATTGACAGATGTTCTTGTTTCGTTTGGTCTTGTTGAGTTGGGTGGGGGTGGATTTCTTACACCAACCGTATCTGTTGCCTGTGTGATTATAACACCAGTTCCAGTAAATGTTCCAGAGGCATCACTACCAAGTGCACTTTGTCCAGGTACTGATAATGTTCCTTCTGGTGCAGCGGTTATTCTAAATGTCTTCGTTCCTGTTCTAAACGTAATTGGAGGTTTTGGTTCTGCATTTGCATTTCTAAAGAAAAATGCACCAATAATATCTCCCCAATTATCAGAAATTAAATCAACACTTGTTATTGTTGCAACTGCACCGCTTGTTTCACCAATAATTTTTGCACCTTTAACTGCATATCCAAAGTATTCTTCAGAGTTTGCTAGTGCTGTAACATCAACATTAAATAATTTTGATGTTGCTGAATAAGTATTTGATGGAGCAGGACGACTTGTATCATAAGGATCAACCGTATATTCCTCAACAGCTAATGTAGGAGAACCTAGTCCAGCAGCTACGTCAGGTCTTGCATTATCTCCAACTTTATGATTTGGTCTCTGAACTCTTACATAACCTATTTGTGGATCATCTTGAACTGTTGTTAATTCTATCCTTGCATTCTCAAAGATAGTAAATGATCCTGATACCATCTCAATTTCAATCAATTTGGGTACAATATCAGGTGCTTGACTATCAAGGAAATGTGAATGTTTTGTCGTTGGTTTTAATCCATTTGCAGAGAAGAAAACATTTCTTGAACGCATGAATGGATCTACTTCACTACCAACTTTAACACTCTCAACATAATCAAACTCTCTTGATGGTCCGTCAAGTACATTTGTAAAACTAACTTCTTGTGTTTGAGTGGTTGTAACAGTATTTTGTCGTAATTGTAAAGTATGATTACCTGAAAACTCATGTTGATCAGCAGCTATTGGAATATCAAAACTACTTGTTTCAGTCTCTGTAGTTGTATTAGTTGAAACTACATTTGCCTGTTCAACCCATGTTGCACCAGATGATTCTTGTCTAAAGTTATCAACATATACAGTTCTAGTCCAATTATCAGAAGGTGGATCTAAAACAACAGCACCAGCGAAAGTGGTCACAGCAAATGGATTAACATTTACTTTAATAGATGCATTAGGTTGATCTAACCAATCAACTTCGGTATAATTTAATGTTATTAGATCGCCAGTTTTTTTGCAATTAGGATCCAATAATTGTAAATTAGAGTTCAAATCTGCTGCAGCAGGATCAATATCTGGATTTAATGCTATCTCTGCCCTTAATGACCAGAAATCAACTGCACTTACTAATTCACCATCTAATACATTAACGTCACACTGTGAACCTGTTTCTCTACTGAAATCAATAAAGTCACGGTTAAGGAAATTGTTTACTACAAATCCACTCTTAAATCTATTAATTCCATCTTTATCTTTAACCTGTATTGTTTTAGTATCTAACTCTAAAGCACTTAATGAAGTTACTAACTCTAGATTTTCAATTCTTTTTTCAAGAGCACCGATGTCCCTCATAGTAAATCTTCGATTATCAAACATTCTTATGCTTGGTTGTTTGATAACATCATAAAGATATGGAGGTAATGTAATCTGTGCTATTTTCATTGAAGCACCCACTTCAGTTGGTGGAGCAGGATTTTCTGCTGATTCTCCTCTTACTAATTTTACTTGCTCAAATTGATCAATAACTAATGTATCAATTCTAGGTAAGTAAAAACTATATCCTACAGTTGAACTCTCATTTGGTGTAATTACAAATGGATTAGTATCCTCAAATTCTCTATTATGGAATGAAAATGGTGATCCATTTGTTGTTAAGTCAAACTCTTTGACTCTTGGTCTAAAATCTAATAAATCTGTAACTCTAATACCAGATATTGATGGAATATCTTTTTCATATCTATCTGTTGAATAAGAATTAATACTACAAATATCACCCTTATTACCTGTAGGAACTTGATATTTATCAAATACAATTAATAATTTCTTTGAGGGAACAGCAGATTTCGCTTTTCTTTCGATTCTTGAGTAATCTAGGTATTGATGATTATGTCCTTTGTTTAATACATAATTTCTTGTTCTGTCAATATAGTTACCGTTTGTTACTACTTGTGTTACAGAAGTTATCGATGACTCTGTAAATTTAACTTGCTCACCTGTTTCAAATTTATTTGAGTTTAGATAAACAAAACTAACCGTATTCGATGTTGTTTCAACAATTTGAGCAACAGCACGAGAATCATTACCAATAATTCTTTCACCAATTACTGCATTTACATCCAAATTAAGTCCAGATACGAATGTTAATTTATCAAATACAGGTTTAGAAGTAGTTTTAGATTCAAGAACCGCAACAACTTTACTTACATCAGGGACGTTAAGTGAAATTTCATGATCTTCAACTCTTGTACCATATCCAAGATTGTTAGTTAGTCCTGAATCGGTAGTTAATCCTCCATTTGTCGATATACCAACACTCCTTGTTACTTCAAGTTGTTGACTTCTTACGTAATCTTTTGATTTACTTGTAACACCAACTTTCTTAAGAGTTACATTTACTGTGCATGGTACATTTTGTGATAATCCACTAAATTTAATAACATTTCCATCTGCTGACCTTGTAAATTGATCAGATGTAAGGGTTTCTGTGGTATCAGTTGCATCATTATAATGAATACTATATTTTTCAGCATCAAATGGTTCAAAGAATGCACTTGTAATTCCTGTCGCTGTATCTAATGCATCTTTAGTTGTTAAGGTTAATGTACCAGTAGTTGGAGTTTTACCAGTAACTTGGGTACTTACAATTAATTCAGAATTAGCAGAATTAAGTGTTGCAATATTTTTTCGTGGTAAAGTAGAGTATAAACTTGAATTAAATAGATTTCTTATTGATGCCTCTTTAACTCTAAACACACCAGAAGTTGATCCAGCTCCGATAATATCACCTTCACATACACCAGCAACATCTTCTACCTCAACAAAAGTAATTTGCGATCCGTCACCAACGTCAGTAACTCTATTAAATACAGGATCTGTAAAATTACCAGCAGCGTAAGAAATAATCGCATCAGTAGTGATACCAGATACACCACCAAAATTACGTCCAGGTATTGTACCCGTGTTAGTTGAACCTGTGCCCTTTAGAACATTTAATTGATCTGACGTAGAGAAATTAGGGAGAATACGATCAATTAAAACACTATCAGCTGAAAAATCTGTGACTAGTGTTCCTGATAAAGCATCAGAATCTTGGAATACAGATTTGATATCTCTAGTAGTATAAGCATTAATTTTTAATATGGAGGCATTAATATTTGTATTCTGCTCATTAACAATTATAGTTTCTCCCTCGACAAATTGTCCTGTTGTTTGTGATAATGATATTTCATCAGCTCCACTTGCACCAACTGCTTGAGCAGTGTAACCAATAGCACCACTTGCAAGACCTCTAACTTTTGTTCCTATTGGTGCTGAAGGTGTATTTGATAATTTAAGATTAGTATATGTCTGTATATCATATAAATGTAAATCATATTCAGTGCTTGCACCAGCATGTGATGCATCTGTAACTGCGAATGAATAAACTCTTGCCTCTCCTATTTTTATACCTGAAGCTGCATTAGTACTACCTTTTCTTCTGTTATGTAAAGAAATAACATTAGTATTAGATCCTCCTATGTTTATCCAAGGAGTTCCCTGAATATTATTCACTCTTAATACACTACCCATATTAAATGCGATAGATGCTGTATTAACTGCTTTTGTATCTCTTGGTTTTTCAACATCTAATACTGTTGTAGCAGGTAATCTTACATCAAAACCCCTCACATATGCTGTGCCTGGTGAGAGTTTAACACACATAATATTATCTGAAGGAGTATTGCCTTCATCAGTTAATTGATTTTCTCTAAACAATCCATTATTACCAATTTCATCATTCAACGAATTTTGTAAATTAACACGGAATGGTTCAACTGAATAGTTTCCTGACTCTTCAAATGTTCTTTTTGCAAAGTATTTTTTAAGTTCAGAATATACTGTCATATTCTGTAATTTTTTAGTCTCACCCTCTTTTACTCTGAATAATTCAACAAAACTAATATCATTAAAATCAGTTAGAGATTTTTTAGCGAGTCTAACAGAAACCTTAAATCTATCAGCACCTGGTGCAGCAAAATTAGAAAATCCTTTTGCATTATCGTATAAAGAATTATCATCATTTGCATTAATGACTTCTTCAATTATATCAAATCCAACTCGATAAGATGGTCTATTGTTATAAGGATCAAGAACTATTAATGACTCTGGAACATCAATAAATGTACCTCTTATAAAGTAAACACCCTCCTGAACACCAAAAGATGATCCAGTTGCAGATGCATTTTCTAATCCTAAAGTTAAAACAGTGTCTCCAGAATTAATAGTAGTATTACCATATGTTAAATTTTCTTCAAGAACTAATACTTCACCATCTGGAAATGCAACGCTTTCACCATCTGTTCCTGATTCATTGTATTTTACAAAAATAGTAATATCATTTACACCTTCGCTTGGAGGTAAAACATAATTTTTAACAGTTGCAACTATACCTGAATTTTGACCACGAACTCTTGTTCCTTTACCATTATTTGCTGATATTAAATTATCAAGGTAAACTGTAACATCAATGCCTAAATGTGTAGAGTTTATCTTACATGAAAAATATGATGAATCATACTGTATGCCACCAGGTATGACCATAGAACCTTCTTTAAAGACATGTTTTCCAAAAGATTCTATTTGATTTTGGAGAATAGACTGTAATCCAGTTAATTCTCTTGCCTGTACAGGACTTCCTGGCTTGAATAAAACTTTATAAAAGTTTTTTGCCTTATCATAGTCGTCATAGTAAGGACTTATATTTAAATTGGTCTTTTGTGGCATTTTTAGAATTCGAGTATAATTTTAATGTCCTCTTTTTGTCGGGGACTCCTAGTAATTTCAGGTCTATTATCCAAATAGATAACTTCTCCCGACCCTTTATTTATCTCAGAATCAGCGAGTCCCGCTGTGAAGTTAGCACCTAAATTAACTAATTTACTTCCTGTTGTGATAGTTGATACACCAGTAAAACTAGTTTCAACTGAACCAGTAAATGATGATTCGAGTCCTTTTACACTATTACTTGTAGCAGCACTCTCAAATTGATATATTCTACCAGTAGTACTAATACCTGAATAATCAGTATGATTATGAAATGTTTGATTAAAGTTCAAAGATCTATCTCTAAAATACTTTAATACTTTCGTATCCTTATCGAAGGATGCGATATATCCCCTTGCTATTTTTCCGTTTAATGGAGCAACTGTTAATACTTGTTCAATTTCTTCACCAACTTTTGGTGTGCCATTCACTGATTCAAACTTAATTGCTTGTAATGATGAGTAACTATCAGCCGTGTAAATATCAGTTGAACTTGGTTTAGTGGGATTTTTTACAATACCTATTTGAGCAAATGTTGTGTCAGTAGGAAAATCTTTCGTTGTATCATCAAATCTTGCATAACAAATAACTTTATCTGTACCTAATTCAGTGTAAATATCATGTCCATGCCCTTTACTAGGTGGAATAATAGGAATTAATTTTGCTCTTGTTGAAACTGCATTAGAACTAATATTTGTTAGATCAACTAATGCGTAACTATATCCTTTACCACCAGAACTAACAGATACATTAGTTATTACATTTGATTGTACATCAACTCTTGCCTTTGCTCCTGTACCATCACCAATTATATCAACCTCTTGACCTATTCCATTTTTATACCCAACACCAGCATTTTCAATATAAACATGTTTTATTTGATTTAAGTTAACCTCTGAATCACCATTTTCCCTAACATTTCTTATCTGCGTGTCTGTTGATGTTGACCATCCATTTGGAACTGTGATAAATTCAGTGGAATCAAATTTAATAATATCACTTGGTGATATTGTAAACAAATACTTCCACACATATCCATCACCACTGGTTCCTGCTTTCGATGGTTCTAAATCAGTAAATGTTGGTTCATCCTGTGATACATTACCAGTTGGATTTGTTCCACTTGATCCGTTATCAATACAAATATAAACTTTAAAATCTTTATTTAAGACATAGTAGTTTGCATCATATAAACTATTTGCTTTAGTATTTGGACTTGGATTATTTGCACTATAGTCATCTCTATAAATTTCATACTTATTACCAGAAACCCAATCAATCCTTCTAATAATTCTCCTTATATTTGCAGATGATATCTTTCTACCAAACATCATTGTATCAGTAGTATGTTTTCTATATGAAAAACTATCCGTCGGTGCTGGTGTATTTGTATCCCAATCTGTTGTTCTACCAAATCCTACAAGTGTATTTGTACCCGCTGGATTTGATAAACCAATAAAAATATAATATGAATTATTTGTATTTTCGACTGATTCTACAAAATTATTTGCATTTAATATTCTAAATTGATCAGTAACAATTGCTGACATTGTATCTAAACTTTTCTTTTTATTTATAGTGGTTTGTTCATCATGTTAAATCTGCTCTGTAAGATCCAGATGATCTATGACCTCTTTCACCTATGTTATCATAACTCTTACGTTGAATTGTAGGGAATGTAGATAATCCAGTGACACTAAAATTATTCAATGTCTTACCAGTCACTGTTAGTGATATTGGATTTGATGAACGGACTAAATCTGTACCATACAATACACCCCAATTGAATTTACCTAATATTTCTGACTCACCAACAACATTTATACCATTGAATGATCCCGTTGTACCAACACCAACACCAATCGCAGCTGATGAAGTGCTATTACTGTGTATATGGCATGTGATTACACCTTTTGATCCACTGGGTGTTATTGATTTAACAATATAGATATTATCTAAAAATTGAGTTCCAATTCCAATCACATTATTATTACTTGAATCAACTGAAGTTACTGCGTTACCAACTTTTGTGCCAGAAACTAATATCGGATATCCAACTTGTAACTCACTAGCAGTTGCATTAGTTAATTCACCATTTGGATCTTCTTTTATAGCATGGTAGAAGAATTTAATTGCACCACCAGAAACACTACCTCTATTTGTGGTTGATATTCCAGTTATGATACCAGTATATCCTTGTGCATTCTGTATTCTAGTAATTTTCTCATAATTAAAGTTTGGTTCCTCTATAAGAACATGTGGTGGATTGGTGAATGTATAACCTAAACCAGGATTTACTACATCAATATCAGATACCTGACCATTTGTAATTGTTACTGTTGCAGTTGCAGTAGTTCCTACACCTACAAATTTTTCAACACCTGATGGAGCTGCAATACCAATATCAACAGTTCCAGAGTATCCTGAACCACCATTTGTTATAACAAAATCTTTAATTGTTCCAGCAACGGATACTATTGCTGTTGCAGAAGCACCAACATTTATATCTCCCGATGTAATTAACGCATCAACTTCAGTAACAGTTATTCCTGAATAATTACTCTCCTTGAAGAATGAGTTTGCATCATCAACAAATATACCATCAGCAGCACCACCTTTACCATCAGTTGTTGATAGATTACCAATTATCTTTGATGTTGCATATACTTGAGGTTCAAGTATTGATCTAGACTTGTCAATTAATGTTCCATTAAGACGTAAATCACGTTTTTGTTTTGTCCATGTTAAAGGTCTTAACGATCCTGTGCTTATACCAGGTCCTGTATAGATATCAGTTTCAACTAAATCAGTGTTTAAGATATCTTTGACAACTCTTGCTCTATCTTGTGAATCAGTATTATTGTCATTGACAATTGGTAATCCTGCAAGTTTATAATTTTTATTAATCTTCAATGTGTCGCCAATTTTTACTGTTGGATTAACATCTGCATCAATAGTATCTACACCAGCTGTACCTCTATAGAAGAATATATCAACATCATCGTTATCGTTAAGTCCTGGTTGTGATTCACCACGGGGTGGTTCTGTGAAGATAAATGTTGATCCACCCTCAAATTGATATGATTCTTTTGGTTTTTGTAATACACCATTTACAAAGATCAATAGAACAGCATCTAAATCAATTGCTTGAGATTGAGAATTTGTTAAATCTTTCTCAAAACTGAGCAACTCTCCATTAAAGAATAGTGGGAATCTTCTTCTATTACCGTCCTGTAGTATTTTAATACTATCAATATAGTCTATTTCCCCAAATTGCCATGCTGAAAATCTATCATTAAAGATTTCAAGAACTTCTAATTCAAATTCTTGTATTGGTTCAGATAAATGAGCATCAGTTACTAGACCTACTGGTTTGAATTTGTCACCTTTCTTAAATGAATGTCCATTTCTAGCAATATTAAATGTTTTTATCTCAAATAATGTTGAACCAATACCAACTGATGTTGATGATGCACTCACTGCAACATTAAGTAGTAAATTTGATCCTGTATCAGTGGTAGTTCCAATACCTATTCGACTAGTACCAACAATCTCAAGATTCTCATAAGATGGTTCAGGTACATTAATTTGTGGATTAATATAACCACTACCAGCAGAATTAATACTAAAGATTAGTGTACCACCAACACCAACCGTTGCAGTAACATCAGCACCTGTTCCACCACCTCCACCAGCACCTACATCGACTGTAATTGAATTATCTGTCTTAGATGTAATAGTCAAGAATACACCTGCTGCAGGGTCTGTGGCACGAGGATAAGGGTGATCACTGAAGTTACCATCCTTATTACACTTAAAGAATAGTGAATTAGTAGCGATTCTTATCTTATTACTGGTAGTAAGACCGTGATTAGGTATAATAAGTGTTAAATCACCTGTATGTGATTCATATATTGCATCAGTAGGTGTAAATGGACCTAGTGCTCCACCTTGAACTTCTATTGAGTTTGGATTTGATCTTACAAACTTATGTAAGAAGTTAATATCAGTTACACCTATGGCAACTGTTGAACCACGATATCCAGAACCAAATGTTAAATCGTCAAAGAATTCTATCGCATTACCACCACGTTGATAAATGTGAGGTATTGTGCAAATACCAGCATCAACCTCAAATGTTCTTTCAGATACAATACCAACTAAGAATAATGGTCTTTCATGATCTTGGAATATCGTAGTGGTTACACCCGCATGTTGTGAAGCACAACTAAATTCTAAGTCTTTTAGATGCACTGAATTTGGTCTACCAAGTGCAAATCCATGTACTTTCTCTGTTGTTACAGTTATAATTCCTGTTAAATGATCATAGGCAGCAGTTTCTATACCTATATTAACTCCTGATGTTGTACCAACACCAGCAATACTTATGATTCCACCAGCAGGGTTTGTAAATGGTTGAACTCTCGCACCAACCAATGGGGCATATCCTAGACCTGGTGTAGATCCAAGAGATACGATCAATCCACCTCTAGGAACTTGGTTTTGGTTAATATCTGACTCTGATATAATAAATTGTCCATTTTCAGATGTAATGCCAGTGAAAGTGACTGTTGATAAACCTGCAGTTGTATCTGCATCAATTTTGTAATTAAATCCTGCATTATTAAGAGTAAATGGTGTTTGGAATACACCATTTATGAATAATACACCGTTACCCACCTGAATACCTGCTGAAGTATTTGCACCACCAACTGTTAATGAATATGTCTTACCTATTCCAGTAAAGTTATCTGAAATATCATCAAATAACATGTTGGTTGTATAATCCTGTCTTAAGAAAGTTCTACCACTAAAGTCTGCTTTTATAAATGGTAGTTCAGTTGGAGTCTTTCTCTCTCTCGTATTACCCTTTGGTGGTTCTATAAAGTGCACAAAACTGTCTATGATATTAAATGCACCTCTATGAATTCTTGCTGTTGCTCCGTCAGAATGTGATGCTGCAACGATACCTAAAACTCCTCTTTCAACTCTTACTGAAGGCACAGTTGAAATACCAAGTGAAATGTTAAGTGAATTATCAATGTCACCAGATCCATCTACTGTACTTGTAAATCCTACCTGCTCAACCTTCATAAATTCATTATCTATTTTTAGAATATCAGCAGTAAATATCGATCCGATACCACTTAATGCAAATTGAGATGTTGCAGCACCAATATTACCATCTAAAGTATGTGTAATTGATGTAAATGTTATCGGTTGTTGAGTAACTCCATCTAATCCAAGAATTGTTTTTGTTAGTTGTTGAGTCATCGTCAACTTGTGTGCATTACCAGCACCAACTCCTGTAAATGTTATAGCAGTACCTGCTGTTATATCAGCCTTTGTTGGGAATAATTGAAATTCATTCTCATCTCTTACTTTGACAAAAACTGTTGAAGGTAATATGTCAGTTGTAACACCTGCAAAGTTTACAGTTGATGCGATTGATACTGGTGTGGCAGCAATTCCTACAAAAGTTGATGCCTCCTCATAAGTAATCTCTTCATTAGTATTAAAGAAATGATTAGGTATTGTAAAGATACCAGTGCTTTTTTCAAGACCAACAGTATCTGTTGGGTTAAATGTTTTCTGATAAATTGGTACACCTTCATGTTTTAGTTCAAATTTTGTTTTATTTGCTCTATTTCCATTTCTACCATCAAATGAAGTAACAAAAACATTTTGTTGAACAGGACCATAATCTAAATCTATAGAGGTATTATTGAAATCTGTTTCTGTGTAGAATATTTCGTTAAATGATTGAACTTCTATTAGAGATGAGAATGATGAGTCGGGATAGAATTTAAGGTCAATATCATTACCATTAATTTCACCACCAAACGTACCTATTCCTGATGTAGATCCAATTGAAATAAATGGATATTGTACTGTTAAAATATCATCAGCATCTCTAACAGTTACTATTTGATGAACTGCCGATGTATCTCCACATGATACTCTAACCAGAGATTTAACTGTACTATCATTATCTTTACTTACAGATGTGTAAGTTATTGGATTTGTTGTGCCTGTATTATACTGTGACTCTAATCTGACACTTCTTTCAGTTCCTGCTGGTTGATCTAATGATAAGAAACGATGTGTACCAGTACCTGATGTTGTAGTTCCTAATCCAACAATATTTGCTCTTACATCTAAAGGATTGATTCTATCATTCTGTACCTGTATTTTTATTAAATCATTCTCAAATCTTGTTGTTACAAGTCCAACCACATTTCCATTTCCTGCAGTATTAGAATCTACAAATATATTTGATTCTGCAGTTGTTGAACCATCAAAATCAATCAAAACTTCATTGTAATTAATTTCATTGGTAACTGAATCTTGAACAAATATTTTTGCAAATAATCCATTGAAATCATCTTTAGAAAACTCAGCAATAGAAGTTGTTGTAAAACCAACAGTTGTTGATCCAACACCAACGTTAGATCCTGTTAATTTTATACTACCTATAATTTTATCCCCATTAGAAACTATATTAGTATCAAAGAAAGTTTTTAATACTTTAATATCATGATCTCTGTTAAAAGGATCAACTGGTTCAAATATTAAATTATTATCACCACCAGTGGTTGTTTCTGTCTTTAATTCACCTAACTTTAAGTTACCATTTTGATTATTAAGTCCAATACCAGCAGAGTCAGATGATTTTTCAATGATAAAATTATCATTTATTGTTTTCATCACAATAACTTCACTGATTTGTGTATCAAAAGTATCAGGATCAATTATTTGTATTAAGTAAGTAGCGAAGTCAGTTAGTATTTCGTCAACAATTGTTGTGCCTTCAGCAAAACTAACACTTGAGAATTGAGAACTTATATCATCATGTATTAGAACTCTATTAGTAAGACATCTAGTAAAGTCTGTAAGTTTTTTGTTTTGTAGTAATATATTTTTTGATTTATTATTGACAACATCATAATCATCACCAAAATCAAAATTTCTTTCTTCATCAACTCTTACTTCAGAAACTAAATCAAATATTAGAGTTGATACAGAGTCTGGACTTATAGTATCAATACCAACTTTAACGTTCCTTATAACACTTGTATCGGCAAAGTTCTTTAATCCTGCAGGGTGAACTAATCTATTAACTGGATTAGAAAATTGATCCCATGTAATAGTGCTCTTAACTGCGTAAGAGAGATTTTGATAATAATCATTATTAGCAATTACCTGTGTATCATCATTTAATTTACCTATACCATCAATCCAACCATATTCCTGACGATTTGCATAATTAATATTAAATTTAGCAAGATTTCTTATAACACTTGAAACTTCTGCTGATACTCCACTTAATAATCCATTAATTCTATCACCTTTCTTAAATTTGCTTACACCATCTAATTTGATATAATCATCTCTAATTTCTACAACAACTAAATCAGTCTTCTCACCATTAACATTTACCTGTTCATTTTTTAGGAATTGTCCCCTTGTCTGTAATGGAATAATTTCTGGATATATTTTTTTGTTAATAAGAGATGCAAATCCAGATTGGAAAGTTTTAGCAATACCAGGATTAGTTGTTAGACCAACTAAACTAAATTTAAGAATTGCTATTGTTCCAGGTGTGTATGATGTAACTTTAAAGAATCTATAATCATAATTTTCTGAATTAAATCCATCACCAGTTACAGTGGTAGAAACTCCAACACCACCCGTGCCTATTCCTGATTCACCTACTCGTTGAATACCCTCAACATAAATCTCATCACCCTCTGCAAATGGTTGAGGATTAGGGAATCCATTGAATGGTGTTTCCAAGAAACAAGTTACGATTCCAGAGGTGCTTGTTTGTACAGAATTAATGCCAACACCATTAGAATTATTGATTGAAACTAATCTATGTTGTATTGAGTCTAATCCATTCAATGGAGCAATCACCTCAACATCAGTTATTGTTTGGTTTTTAAATACAGGATTGAATGAACTACTATCTACTACAGTGTTAGATTCAGGATTGAAGAGTAGCAAACTAGGAGCAGATGTAAAATCAGATCCACCATTTATTATGTTTACACTATCAATAACATCAAGATTGTCAATATTAACAACTGAAGGAATTAATGCTTCAGGTCGAAGTGTCCTATCAGCTGAATATTCGTATCCAAAGTCTTTTATTCTAACATCTTTTATTTTACCAATTTGATTTGATATAGGAACAAGATTTGCATTCTGTCCTATAGTAGATTTTACCGACTTAAACTTAGGTAACTTTTCATAATTAAATCCTGGTGTTAGAACTTTAACATCATTTATTGCTCCGTGTGTATTTTTTGATTTTGTAGAATACTCTAATTTCTCACAATCTGTGCTTTCGTAATTAAAAAATTCTGGTAATTTAGGAGAAAAATTAAATGTTTCGGATGTAACACCTGTAATTTTATATTCACCATTGTAAATACTTGGTACAAAAATTATTTCGGAATAATTTTGTACTTCTGTATCAGCAGTGCTTATAAATCCACCTTTTGTTAATCCATAATATAAAGTTATTGGAGATGAAGTAGTGTTAGAAAGAGTAAGGTTAGATTCACTTGATTGAGTTCCTACACCAACAGTTCCTACTTGAACAACATTAAAACTACTTGAATCTTGTGCACTATTATATTCATTTAATAAATTCTTATCATAAAAAATCTTAAAGTCAAAATCAGTTAAAGAAGTGTCAGTGAGACCAAATGCCAATTTAGAATTTTTAGTAACGCTTATTCTAGGATTAATTGGTGCAATTGTTTGATTACCACCTGTGTTGGGATTAATTGTTATTAACCTTACTGGATCTGAACTTAAATCTTTAAATGTTTCTGCTAGTTGAAAATACCTATCATTTACTCTGTTTACATAATATAATCCAGTCGCAATACCTGTACCATCACCACCATCATGTAAAACTTTATCTCCAGTCTTGAATCCATGATTTTGTATATCAATTCTATTTGCCTCTACATCCGAACTTGTAAATGATATTGGATTAATTAACAGTTTATCAAATTGACTATTATATTTTACTGATACAGGTGTAGTTGTAGAACCAATACCTACTGCAAGATTTGGAACCACATTAATTTTGACAATATTACCGTTCTGTAATCCATGAGTAGTAGTGTTTGCTGCTGAAATATTTGTTGTAACTGTGCTTACAACATGATCAATGTCTCCGATTACTTGATTAAATTTAGAAGTTAGATAATATAAATTTTCATTTAGTGATTGATTTGGTGTTAAATTAGATGCGTTAGATTTAAAGTATAAACCATCACCTAAAGATCCAATACCAACTGTAGATAACCCTATAAAATCTTCTCCCTTTTTAATAACAAATAAATCAATAGTATTTCCAGTAAATGGTATTTGGAAATTATTTGGAAGATCATTTGGATCATCAGTGGTTGCAACATTAAATTGTTTATTAGATACTGGCGGTACATTTAATGTTACTTTTTGACCAGTTGTAAATGGGTGTTTAGGAAGATAAATTTGTCTGTTTGGAATTGAGATTTTATTCTGCACCTCACCAATAACATATGTTGTTTCTGTATTAACACCACTTGTTCCAATTCCAACTGATTGTGGTGCATTAAAATAAACTACATCATTTTTTCTTGACTCAAATCTTCTTGTTTTTACTGGTATTGATATTTGATTATTAAGAATATCTACATTAGAACCAAAAGTATGTGCAACACCAGCTACACCTCCACCAGCGGTTCTCATAACTCTTATTACTTTTTGAGAAGCATAAACACTTAATATCTTGAGTGTTTCTTCACCAACTCTTAAAGAACCACCAATTGAAACTGTATTAGGTAACTTATTTACAAAAATATCTTCTATTACACTGTCTCCAACATTCACAACATTCATTTTTTTACCAAGTTTGACAGTATCAGTTTTTACACCAACAATGAATGTATCAGTTAAATTTACTACCGCAGTGCTTAAACCAGAGACAGATATTGATTCGTTATCATCAATCTCAAAAAATGGTAAACAATTTGCACGAACTTCATTATTTCCTTGCCATGTAAATACTGCTTGCTCAAATCTTGAAAGATTTGTTGTGATATTTGATACACCAATTCCTAAAATTTCACTTACCTCTGCTCTAAATCCACCACCTTTAGTATCAGTATCATCAAAGTCTATTACATCTCCTACTTTATATCCAGAACCTCCATTTAATACTTGTACATCTTGAACTCCTCCACTTGTTACAGACTCAATTTCTGTTGCTTGTCTTATGATTTCATTAGATTCAATGATGAAATCATTTTCAGCATCTTCTTCTCCAACATTATATGGATAAGTATTACGAGATAAATTAGAATTATTAAAATTAAATGCATGAGTAAGTTCATTATTTTCAGGTATAAGTGGTAATCTATAAGTATTACCTATAAAATAAGGATATGAACCAGTTAATTCACCATTAGAATCTACTTCAGATGTTGCAAAATATGCATATATTCCATTAGGAAACTCTGGTGTTTTACAAAAACGTCCATTATGTACGTCTAAATCACCAGATGCATCAAATTGAAAATCATCATTAAAGAATCCATCTACAAATCCACTTGGTCTGTTGACTACTTTGCTTGAATTTTTAGTATATGAAGAGCGAATTGTTGATAATCCAGAGTTTATATCATCTGGTTTTGTAAATCCAAATGGTCCATAAATTGGATTACCATCATATGCCCACCCAATTATTGGTGAATGTTTTAATATTGAATCAAATTCATTATTATTTTTTTTACTAAAGGAATCAGGTTCAAATATGGATGCTAATTTTTGTGTATAACCAAGAATTCCAAAATATAAATCACTACTACGTCCTATAAGATGACTACTTCCAAATCTTGTTCTATCATTTAATGATAAATCTCTTAAAACAGGTTCAAACTTTGCATTTCTTCCTCTTGCCTCTGCACTAACATTTGTTGTTAAGGCAGTATACCCAAGACCAGAATTAATTACTATAGCATCTGTTAACTTACCATTTTCAATAACAGATCTTACGATTGCACCATTACCTGTATCAGAAGTTATTTCTAATAATGGTGGGGAAGAATAATTTGATCCTTTATTAACAACAACCACATCCTCAATTTTACCATTTGCAATAATGGGACGTAATTCTGCACCTACTCCAGTTTGTATTTTAACAGAAGGTTTATTAACATGATTAACAATTTTTGATCCATAATCAGTGCCTTGCTCATATAAGTATGTTCCTATTATCTCTCCAGATACAATTGGTGTAAAATTAAATGTTCCAGTTACAGTTGAACCATAAGATACTTCAACATTTACTTTAATTTCAGGATATGTAAATGTCTGGTATCCTGTTCCTGTTGAACCTAAACTTACAAACTTTTCTCTCTCAAAGTTACTTGAAATTGTAGCACCTATACCAGCATCTGCTAATTTAAATGAATTATCATCTACCTTCATCACATAGTATGAAGAGGTGGTGCTTAAACCTTGAATAGATTGTGGTGCTGTTGAACCTAAACCAACGGTTGGAGAATATTCAATTATATCACCATGCCCAAAACCATGATTATCATAATTGATTGTATTGTAAGAAGTTAAAATACCTGCTGGATTAACTCTCAATTTACGATATTGATAACCTGAACCTGAATCTAATACATTTACACCAAAGATTGTATTTTTCGATTCGGTTCTAAATTTATGAATACCTATTGCAGCAGTATCAGTTGATAAACCAACTGTATTAATGCCAGCAATACCCGACATTGCATCTGATTTATTATTAAACAATCTGACTGTTGTTGGGTTTACAACTCTTACAAAATAAGGATCTCCATCAGATAGAGTTCCCTCTACGGTATTTGTACCATATGCAGAACCAATACCTACAGATGGATTGCCATTGTTTTTATAATAAACTAATTGACCACTTTCAAGATTATGTTTTGCTCTTGTAGTAATTGTTTCATCGTCTATATCAATACCACCACCAAAGAAAATATTACGACTATCAAATTCTATCTCACGGAATCTATCTCCCAATGCAGCCTGTAATAAGCAACCACTACCATTACCACCAGTTAATGATATACTCTTTACAGATTCAATATCAAAATCTTGAGGGTCAACTAAAACTGCTTCAACACCTCCTTTTATTATTGGTTCAGCAAGTGCTGATTTACCTATACCTACTTCTATTTCAATTTTAGGGGGATTAACAATATCATATCTCTCACCACCATTAGACACAGTTAAATCTTTAAGTGGTCCATAATATATGATATCGGGTGATTTTGGAGATATAATTTCAACACCATCTTTTAATATACCTACCTCATTTACAGTTGGTTCATTTGCAGTGGATGCAAATAAATTTTGTGATAAAGGAAATTTTCTTAATATCTTATTTGCTATTAATTTTTTATTAGCATGTCTTTGTAAGGTAAATCTATGTATATCTAATGTTGAGGCACCCACACCTATTTGAATGGTACTTGCAGTTCCAATCTGTGCTCTTGAAAAATGAAGTCCAATACGAGTAATATTACCACCAGCAGGTTCTGGTTGAGGATCCACATAGTAAATACCACCATCAACTAGACCAGGTAATACATCAACAGGAGTAGTATTAATACCAACTTTAATCGCATTATAAACAACAGCATCACCTTTTACAAAATCAATAGGATCATTTGTAGCGAAATCAATAAAATAATATAAATTATTATTTGGATTTTGTGAATCTAATGCAAAATCAATATCTGTTGGATTTGTAAATGCACTTCCAACTCTTTGTTCACTTGTAACAACATCGGATATTGTATAATCTGGTAATGAATTAGAGGCAACATATCCATCAATATTACTATCTGTATAAACATTGAGAACATTAGAAATTATAGTATCATTTCCCTCTTTGATTTCAACACCTGTGCTATTTGCTTTTTCAATTATTCTACGTATATCGTATTGGATATTAGAATTTGGAGTAAATGTTGTAATAGCTGTAAAACTATTATCCAAATTAATAGTTCCTACCTCTGCAGTGCCTTCTATAGTTTGTTCATTTCTTCTTAATATCTCAAATTGATCGCCAACTTTTAATGAGGATTTATCTATTTTTGTTTCAAGTGAAAATGTGTTTCCTGTAATTTCAACTCTAAATCTTGAACTTGTATTATATTGCCAAATATTTGCAAATTTTTCTTTATAAGATAATTCATTATTTTCAATCTTTTCACCAACATTTTTTACATAAATGTTTTCACCTTCATTTGCAAGATTAAGTTCATCAATAACCTCAAGTTCTGATAGTACACCAGTAATTCTAAATTCTATTTTTTTATCTAATTCACCATTTTCATATCCAATTAAAGTTTGATTCTTCCTAATATTGTCTGCAGTGTTAATAACTCTTGTTACACCTGTACAACCAAAAAATTGATTTATAGATTTAGATGTGTAATTAATAGTGTTGTTACCACTAATAATTGTGCCAGATTCATCAAACCCTATTGTTGAGTCAACATTTATAATAGATGCACCAACTTGTACAGGATTAAGTGATTTTGTATTTGGAGTTACCTCAAATATACCTTTGATTAAATCACTTGGTTCACTAAATCCTACAAATAATGATATCTTAAAATATGATTTTCCCTGTCTTGTAAATATTTCGACCTCTGATACAGACGCATTCGTATTAAGGTCATCTGACATGAATACGGTTTGTCCAATTATATTTTTAGGTTCTCCACCACTGGTTATTAATTCAGCTACAATAGTTTCTCTTCTTATAAATTCTGCACCAGATGGTTTAATTAAGAAACCTTCCAAATCAACAACTTTTGATTCAACTCCATATAAGACCTTGAATAAAATAGATATTGACTCTTCAATACCTTTTGATTGGTAGAATGAACGAGCAAATTTTACAAAATTACCGACATCTAATTTTGATGATAATTTTGTATCCTCTAAACCAGGTAGAAATGTTTTCTTTAATTTACGATAAAATTCTTGTAAAAATAATACGGATAAGTTTTTAACAGAGTCACCAGATGTATGATCTGTCGAACTTGTATCCTCAAATATTAAACTTTCTTTATTAACATCAATTAGTGAAGATGAAACACCAACATTATATCCAGTAATACCACTAAATCCACGAATACAACCTGTAAATGAATTTGTGGTTATTCCTGTATAAGATATAATTTCATCATTAATTTTTATTAAACCATATTCATCAGGAAAACCTTTTGTACTTGTAACATTGATAATTGTGTCTGTAGATGCAACACCAGCAGATATGCTTGTTACTCCAACTATGACTTCTGGTACTAAATTATCAACCTTAAGATATTGGTTAAAATTATTAATTAAATCACTAGGACCTCCCTGAAATTCTTGGGAGATATAATATTGTTTAAAGAATTCTATCGCTTTTGGAAAATCAGCGAGAATAAACTCTGGTAACTGATTTTCTATGATAGTATTGACTTTTATTTTTTTGTCAATTTGTGACATAAATTATTTCCTCTCTAAAACCCCATTTGAGTAACTAGAGGTATAGTAATCTCTGGTAAATACAACACCTGAAACATCTTCTCCTGATGCAATTACGTCCTTCACCATATTTATGTTACTCTTAGAAACGTCAAAACTTACAAATAAATCCTTTAATCCTACAACATCAAATGATTCTGGGAATGCTTGAACTTCTATTATATTATTATCTAATGAGGTGGATGTAAAATTAATTGTATTTAATATGACTTCACCCTTCATGTAATCAACTCCTCCAGCATCTCTCTTAACAACAACCTGTTGATCTTTGTTATTTCTGGTTACAATACTCAATGTACCCTTCATTGTTCCGTCTAAATTACCTGCAGAATCTTTGCTTGGTATATCTGTAAGAAAACAAGTTGTATTAACACCTGCTACTGTAAATCCAGTGCTCTTTATGTTAAAACCAGCGGGATTAACATGAAAACGATTACCGAAACAAAGTTCATATTGTGCAAATTGATTTAATAATGCACTTATATCTCTTCTTACAATAACCTTTGTAATATTAGATGTGATACCATCATCAATTCGATCAATAAGTTGATTTATTTTACTATACTTGAATCTACCGCCAAATTTATTCATTTCGACGTTATTTGCATATTCAGTCAATCCAGATATAATATTTGTTCTTAAATCAGAGAATGATGCTACTTGAGCAGGATTATAGTAAATATTGGAATCAATTTCAACATATAATATCTTCAAATCTACAATTTCAGAGTTTATACCTGCAACTGCATAAGATTTTAATTTAGTTTTAATTTGTTGTTTATCGAAATCTGATACAAATGTACCATTTTTTGGTTTTATGCTAATTTGTACCTTACCGAACTGTGGTGGTGTTAATTCTTCACCTCCAATCACAGATACAGACTCAGTTTGTGGGAATATAGTTTCAATTATTGCCTCATAATCTCTTGGTGTAACTGCCCTATATTGAGACGAGTACAGTCTTGGGGCAAAATACTTAATAGAGGATACATCTTCAACTTCAGCACCGTTAGTAGCGTTTGAGACAGTTGTAATATCAATAGTATCAGTTGGAACGAAGAATGTTCCATCATCTTTAGTAAAAGTTCCTTGAAAACTAAAATTAGAAGGACCATTACCATCTTTACCATCAGTTACAATATAAGTTGCTGTTATTATTTGCTCATTTTCTAATTTTTTACCAAATAATCCATCACCAAACAATATTTCATATTTTTCATCCTGAACTTCTTGTGCTAAAAATATTTCAGAGTTTTTATTCAACTTTAATATATTATCCACCATACTATACTTTCTACCTAGACTTGTATCACTAACTCCAGAGACATAAACCCTTAAAGTTGAACTATCAATGTTTGGACTATCAATTATATACCTTTGATCGATTGAAGTATCGACTCGATATGTCCGACTCAAGTATGTTCCCTCGAAAATTGTAATTTCTCCATCAAATTGAGCAAAAGAGTTACCACCTCGATCAACTACTCTTGAAGATGTGACATTATCTGGTATTGAGAAACGATATGTTGTTCCCTCTGCATTACCAATACAAATTAACCCTGAACGTAGTGTAATGAACTTTGGAGTGGCACTAGATGTCGGTCCTAAATCAACATCATCTATCTGAATTGTCGCTGTTGCAGCGGTTCTGGAGCGTGGCACATAACCAATATTTCTAGCAAGTGAAACAACATTCTCACGAATTGTAGCAGAGTCTAAAAACGATTCATTTGCAACTAAATTGGCATTAAATGCGTTGATGTAGGTATTGTATGCTAGAGTATCAATTAAAACAGAAAAGTTAGAACCCTCAAAATCAAAATCTGTAAAATTTGAGTTTGATCGTAAAAAATCTTTAATTTGTGCCTTGATTTGATCAAAGTCTAGATTTGTAAATTGAGTAAAGGGCATATTATCTCGTTGGTTCTAAAATAAATGTAAAAGATTGAACTGGAATCTCTAAACCAATAATATCAAAGATGACTTTTACCTCTAAACGGTTAGAATCAGGTAATCCATCAACTTCAACACCGATTTCACCTACTCTTGGTTCAAAGTTTCGTATGGTATTACGAACTTGATCCTCAATAATGGTAACACTAGTCGAATCAAAGTTCTCAAACAGTGAATCACGGATATCAGTACCGATAAGAGAATTAAAAAACCTCTCTGTAGGTATTGTTTCCACTAAATTTCTCACTGATCTTACGATTGCACGTTCATTCAAGAGCACAGGCATGTCTTTTGTCACTGGATGAGGTGAAAAAGACAAACTTATATCCTTAAATGCTCTTGATTTGCGTTGAATCGCCATTATTAATGCTTTTAGATTTATTTATACCCTATCTCTCATAATCGTTCATAATATAATCGTCACTATCGAAGTAATTTAATATCCACCAAGCAACTGAACGTGGATTTTTGCCTCCACATGTAAAAATATCAATTGCAACACACCTTTTTTCAGGCCAAGTATGAATTGTGAAGTGACTTTCGGCAAGTGTAATGTTAACAGTCACTCCTTGAGGGTCAAATTCATGAACAAAGCAGTTAAGTAACTTTAAATTCTCTGCTTGAACTGCTTTTACCATCTCATTTGCGATTTCTGTTGGATTTGTTAACTTACTTACGTCAATATTATAGACTTCTGCAAGCAAATGAGTGCCCATATGAGCATTTTTAACGTTTTTCATTCTAATTCTGGTTCAATGTGAATTTCGACAACTTTGTAATCATCCTCTAGGACTTCTTCGAGGTAATCTTTATCCCAATAATCGTAATAATTGGTTTTTGCCAACTTTTTTCGTGCTTCAGTCAGTTCTTTTCGTAGTTGGCATAGCACTAAATTATATTTCCCGTTACTTGTTTGGATTCCTTGTATATATGTCTTCGTTTTTCCATGATCAGCGATGAATTTATAGTCAGGATAGTTCCGATTATAGTCATCAACCGCATCATAAAGAAATTGTGCACTGATATTATCCTCTACCACATAAATTGTAACATCAAAATCCTGATTTGGCACGATTTGACTTAATTTTTCGTCAACTATTACATAATCTGCCTTTGATGCATAGGGGCATATTGCAAAATTACCTAATTCTGGTCGAATTTTTGATAATTGCCCAATCCAATGTAAAATATATCTATTTTTCTTGTCGTTCATCGGGTGTTGTCCAGAAATAATCATCACAATCACCTAATCGACCCCACTTTACATCATTCTCAACCTCAAAAATACGTGTTGATACCTTAAAATCAGGTATTTTAACATTTTCGGGTGTCATTGAGGTATCAAAGATGCGACAACGGTTGTTTGGATAGAGACAATACTGCCCATTTCGGAGTTCAATCAGATTAAATGACTTATGTTCGTCAGGCATTTCGCTTGTTGATGCATCTATCTGGTCAAAATCACCATGATAGTTATCTAAAGTGCAAATATATTGTCCTTTTTGGTTTCCATAGTGCCTTGTACGACATTCCCACTCCATTGGAGCAACAAATTGCTTCTGAATGACTGTAAAATCATAGTCCATACAGTTCCAGAACTGCAAATTAACTAAATCCATGTCTGGATCAGGTTTTTCTGGTTTCGAGAGAAACGCTGAAATGGGTAATTTATCATACATTGCAGCATATTCAGGTAAATATGTCTCAAAATAGAAGGCACGACCTTGTATTGACTTGGCACATACCCAGATTCCTTCAACATATTCACCATGACCTGATTGAAAGTCAGTCAGATACTCTTTTCTTACCCATACTTTCTTTGTTGGTAGATTACCAATTAGTTTTGCCATCCCTTCCAGTCCTTAAAGAAATTGGAAACTTCATAACCATCGTATTTCTCCATGTATGGTACAGACTCTCCCAAATAATAATAATCATAACCTAATCTTTTATAGTATGCAAACTCATGTTTATTCGCAACATGCCCCATACTTAACTTTGGATTTTCATAGTCCCATGCAAACTGATCACCCCAGACACTATTCAGACTATCAAAACGATAGGCAAGTGTAAAAGCAACGAGTTTATCCTTATCATGATATCCCAAGACATCACAATGAGGTATCTCAAACTCCTCCTTGAATACGGGCACTACGTCCTCAAACTCTTTATATTCAACATACTTACGATATATTTCAAGACACTCCTTATAATAAGAACTATCAAGAATATGACATCCTTCATACTCCTGATAGTTTGTGTCCTTTAATCGAATTCGACAATACATTATTCGTGTTTTAAGTAATAAGAGGAACGATAGTCAGTAATTAAATATCGACAATATTCATTCCCATTATGATAAAAATCATCTGACATATCAACAGGTATCTTTCCCCGTTTTCCTTGTTCGATTCTTTGAGATCTCATCTTCCTTGTCCACGGTATCTCTTGCGAGCCGAGTTACGAGAGGTTGCTGAATATTTAGAGTGCTTTCCTCTTCCTTGTCGAGATTTTTTCGGACGAGCATCACGGTTATAAGTGCTGCCTGATAACATTCCCTTTGCCATTTAATCTTCCTCCTTTACAGGTTCATAAGTAATTTGTGAATTTATATTTTCTCCAGTCACATATTGTTCGACTGCGAAATCTTCAAGACGATCAAGTAATTCATTCTCTGAAATGTTCCAGAAAATGACTTTACCATTTCGTAGAAGGTTGTAACGTGTCATTAAATGATTCGTGTTTTCTCATGACCAACTCGAATGCGAGGGTCACACCATATTTCAAATCCTGCCTCTTTTGCATCAAGACAGAAAGAAACGTCCTCACCGCACATATCTTGAACCTGTCCTGATTCAAATACCTGCATCTTTGGAGCAAACCAAGGATAAGTCATTTCTTGATGCTCAAAGACTCCATTCTTAATGAGTAACCATCCAAAACCTGTATAATCAACAGTGAAAGGTTTCTTTCTCTTTGAGATACTTTCAATCGTTTCGTGATTCATGACTCCACCATTCGTTCTGAAATCATCTTCATCTAACCAGTGAGCTACGGACGTTGTTCTTCCATCTTCGGTGCAGTACCAACCTGCAACAATTGAACGTTCCTTTGATGTATCGATTTTCAGATTCATACCGACAATCTTTGTTGCATCACTTCCATCCTTATTCTTAACAACTTCTCCTTTCTCATCCTTCATCACATCAGTTACAGGTTCTTTTGTAACTGCATCTGCTGGAATTGCATTCAATACTAACTGATAGAACTTCTCTGTGTTGAATACAATATCTGAGTCAATCCAGAGTTGATAATCATATTTGAGTTTTCCATCCCAAGGTAATTGATCAGGTCCTCTTAATACATTTGCTCCAAGACATTTGCATCTGGCAAAGTTTACCATTGATGAATAATCCTGTGATATCTGAATTGCTGCTCCTGCCTGTACTAAATCAAAAGAGAGTGATACAAAACTCTTTAGAAAATTATAAGATACTCCTCGACCAGGTAAACAAAAAACAAATGTTTTTCCTCTAACTAACTGTCTTGCTAAAGTATAATCCCACTCTGGGGGTTTTTCTTTAACTGGAGATTTCGCTTTTACCGTAAATCCTTTCGCCATAATGTGTTGTAATTACATTCATATCATACTTCAATTTATATAGATTGTCAATGTCTATTCTTAAAGGGGGTTTTCCCTAATCACTGACTTCTTGTATATGAATACCACTATCATCTACGTGCCAAACTAATTCTGTATCTTCATACCAATCAAATTCATTGACCACCCATTCTGGTACCGTGATCTTAAATTCATTTGTGACTGGATCTGTATTCAATGATACTTTAGAATCTTCGTATTTCTTCATAAGGGTCATATTTTTCACTTTTCCAGTATATAGTACTTCGCTACGCTCTGTCTACGACTTCCTTATTCTTTTGCGATCCTGTGTGGGCATTTTTACACACGAAAAAAATTCTGTACCCCCTGTGTAAACACTTTGCGTTTTTCATAGAGAGGTCGATCTGGGTCGTTTATAGCTTAATGGTACCATGCGTTTTTATATACGGGGGGCGAACCGCCCCACACCTGCTCCTCACGCACGAACAGTGCGGGGAGGGTTAGAAGACCCTCTGCCCAAGTGCTGCGGGTCTGTCTCCGTACTCACCTGCATGGCGACCCCATGCGTCTAAAGTTTCAGCGTATCCGTAAAGCATGGATAGGTCTAAACAGATTTCGGTTGCTGACCAACTGTCAGTCTGTGTATCTGTTTCTTGTGCTTCGCCAAGTGTGTTGTAAGCGGTAGTTGTAAAAGTGTTCATAATAACGAGGAATTTAATTTATATACTTATTATAACGAAGGTTTTCAGTTCATGGGGTAAATATCCACGAACTGAAACAAAGCGTTACATTATGCGTAACGACCTGCGGGGTGTGGGTTGGAAGGGGTACAACCGAAAGAAGCAAAGAAACTGTCTAATGCGTCAAGGTCTAATTCTGGGTTTGGTAGAAATCCGCATCCGTAGAGGTCAACCCCTCCAATATGGTCTACTCCCCATTCGTTGATTTCATCGCAGAATGACTGGAAATCTTCGCAAAGATAAGCAATATCCTTAAAAGATTCTTTCTGGTTAATTCTGTTAATTAGTCTTTCTGTTAAGTTGTTCATAAGGGGAAAATAAATCTTATATCTTTATTGTATATCTGATTTAGGAATAATGCAACCCCTAAAACAGATATACTTAATTTCTTAATATTTAAAAGTTGTTGCTGAATATATATCCGTTAATCTCTGTGTAATCATAGGATAAATTATCCCAAGTTTTCTCCCAGTCTACCTCTATCCAGTAAGGCAACTCTTGATTGATGTATCCGCAATCGCTTACCAACTGTTCCGCAAATTCTGCTCCGTTTCTCCATGATCCGTGGTAAGCGTCACTAATTCGGTCAACTGCTGACAATTCAAATTCCTCAATAAATGAATCTACAATTTCTTTGTCCCATTCTTCAACTGCTTGCTGGTAGTCCTCAAAGTAAAGAACAAAGTCTTTATGTCCGTGTTCGTCGATGAACTCTTGCATTTCGTCTGTGTCGATTCCGTCCGCTTCTAATTCTTTGAAAAGTTCGGTTGCGTGTTCTTGGTCTGTGAAAGAGGTTGTTTCTGAATTAATGCTCATTGATTTAAGGGGGTAAGGGTGAATAAAGAAAAGGTGCTTATATGCACCTTGTCTCAAATAATGCTCTTGCAGATTTTTCAATCGCAAGCATGACTCCTTCATGATCTTCGATTTGACGGAACATTTCATAATCAAGTTTATTTGCGATCATGAACTGCTCTACTGCTTCGTCGTAGCAATCTTCTAAAATTGATTCGTGATGTAAAACTGACATTTTCTTAAGGGGTGTTTGTTTTGTATATACTAATGATAATCGGAAAGGGGGTATTTTGCAACCCCCCAAATATTAAGACTTTATTAATTTGTGATCCTTTGCGGGTCTGAATCCGTCAATCCCTAATTCTGCTAATAAACAGCGATCATATAAAGAATTACAGATTTCGGTTAATTCGTCACTACTTGCCCCCTGTGTGGGGTCGTATGTAACCCACCCGTCAGAGGGATTATCCAAGTCTCCGATTTCTACACTTTGATCAAATTTGTTGTATTTGGCGATTAGGTTAATATCACCTTTACAGTACATTGGTTGAGTCATTGAATTAAACATTTGAGGAACTAATATAATAATAGGGCATATTTGAGGTTATGCCCGAACCTGTAACATTAATTAATGTCTGTCTGAAATATACCAACGTCCTGTTGGGTGTTCTAATGGTTGGAAGTCACGTTTTGCCATATCTGCCAATACTGCCATAAGTACTGGGTCTTTCATCGCTGACTGATTGACTAAAACTCTTCCTTCGTAGATTGGTTTAAGTTGTTTGTCGAACATAATAGGGAAAGTTGTTTAACTACTCTTATTATAGTCTCTGGAAAGAGTATATCCAGTATTGTTAATGGAAGTTTAATAATCTGTAACAATTAGATTTGCCTCCTTCTTTTTAATTCTCTCTTGACTTCCATTAATCTTTTGGTATCCTCTTCAGTATTGAGGAATAATGAAACGGGAGAACTCAACGCTTTTTTCATGTGTGTAAGTTCCCAAGTTGAACGATTTCTCATATTCATTTGATTTTCCTCCGTGGGTAGGGGCATCTGGGGTTGTTGTTTTGGGTTTCTTTAAGAGATTCACTCTTAAAGACTATTTCATAAATTTGTTGAGAAGTTAATCTTTGCATTTGACCTCTTAATATAGGGAAAGAGTTTTGTCGAATAACTCTAAAGACTTTTTGAGTTGTTCTTCCTTAAGTTTAATATGGTCTTTGTGACTTTGCAACTTCATTTGTCGCATTGTGTTGATAATAGTATATTTGGATAAACTGTAATCTTTCTTTTGGTCGAACTGGGAAAAGAACTGTTTTTCCTTCAACATTACTTGACCTGTACCCACGTTGTAATTTGTGTATGGTAACTGTTGATAAAGATCAAATAATGTTACATTATTTGTTTTACCATCAATTGAAATTATATAGTAAGAGTCAATTTCACCTTTTAAGTAACGTGTTGAAAGTCTGTTAAATGCAACCATATTTGGTTGACCCTTCTTATCAAATCCAAATTTGATATTAATAAGGTCGTCATTGAATGATACGTCTTGCATCTCTCTCTTATTATCAGGTGCGGTAAAACGTCCGTCCAATTCAACCAATTTTTCAACCAGTACCTCTTCAACCTTCTCTCCGAATGTATGACCAACTTCTTTAACTGTGGGGTCAAAGTTGATCTCTGTTAGAATGTTTGGAAGTAGTCGTTGAACTAATGCAAGTATGTAAGTTTGGTCGTTTGGTGTAATCATTTGGGGTTTCTGTGTATGTATTAATGATACCAAATTACATTAATGTAATCAAGTACATATTTAATTGTGTGTTGTATCATATGTACTTGCACGTTTTTAGCTAATTTTCTATAATAAAGGTATAAGAGGTGGAGGGTATCACCGAAGACGAAAAAGATCGACACCCAAGCAGCGAAATTTTTTTTATAAAATTTCCATAAAAAAATCCCCCGTAGGGGATGGGCGGTTATCCGCACCTAGTAATCTGACCCAGTTGGGTTAAGTTCTTCGATGAGTTCTTGCATCTCTGTTAAATCCGCTTCTCCCCAGTCTGCTCCATCTGGTGTAGCGTGGGGATAAACTCCGATTTCTACCATCTCCTGTAGAAATTCTGTGTAAGTCTCACACTCTTTAGCGATACTGTAAAGACTGTAATCGTTCTGAATCCATAAGGCACAATTCCAAGTTGTCCAGTCTGCCCATCCGTTGTAGGTTTTCTTTGTGTCTGATAGGTTTAATTTAGTTTGCATAATAGGGGTTTTTTGCTTATGTACTTATTATAATGGATACTGGCACGAATACCAGCATCCTTAACAATCTCTTAACAATTAATTTAACCAGTTGATAAAGTCATTATAAACTGATGTATCAAGTTCAAAATCATCCTGAAATAACGCATTATAAATTGGTCTTGAACCTGATCTCCTACGTTTTGGATTAACGAAAAATATCTTAACTTCTTTTCCTGTAATCTTCTTGAAAAATGCGGGATAGTATGTTAAAGCATCTTTACCGCATGCATTTTGACCCGCAAAAATTGCATATTCTACATTTTCGGGAACTTCGGGAGATTGTTCTAATTCAATAAAATCCATTACAGCACGTTTTAAATAACATGCATCCAAATAAGTTTTAGATTCGATTGCTTTTGTCATTTTAGCATTTTTGTAAACGTGCCAATCAACTTGTAGGTTTTTAAGGCAATGTCCATTAACTTCTTCAGTTCTTTTATAATCATTCTTTTTAGCGTCTAAATTTAACGCATTACAAGTTCTTTTGATTAGATTCTCATATACAAGACCCGATCCATTCCGTGCCTTACCTCCACCAAATTCTTTATGAAGTTTTGGAAGTTCGGTTATGTCCTGATTGTATGATTCAATAATTGATAAAGTTTTCATAATAGGGGTTTTTTGCTTATGTAATTATTATAAAGGATTCAGGCACGAATACCCGAATCCTTAACAATCTCTTAATACTCTGCAATCTCTCTTAAATATACATCGACTTCATGGAAGCATAACCAACCTTTAATGCTATCATCGACGATGTGCCCTGCGGGATTGACTTCTGCAAGTTCGTAGAGTCCTTCATCCCCGCCATAAGACCCAGAATGACAAGCAACAGATGCCCCCCAACCATTACGAAAGCGAAATTTTTCAACTTGCCCGCCATCCCTCTCATAAATGGCAAATGGTTTAAAAGTGTCATAGGATCTTAAATCTAATTGTTTGAATGTTGTCATAGGGAATAATTAACTAACTGAATTAATAATAAACGAATGAGGGAAGGTATGCAATAGGTAATGTGCCAGTTCCCCATCTGGCACATTTCCAGCTGCGAGTGTGACAGTTCCCCTTCTGTCACACTCTGACTTGACACATTGTAGAAGTTGTGTCCTATAATGGGACTTACATGAGATCATAACCCTTAAGAGGTATAACTACGCAATGCCCAAATGTTACAATGGCATTGATATTTCTTTACCAGAGATGCCATCAAGACCAAACAACGCATAATATAATTCTGACCCGTTGTAATAGTCTTCGAGGAGCAACTTATAGCACTCCTCCGTGATTTCGTAACGTGTATCCATTACTTCATCACCTCATCTACTAGGTTGTCGTAAGTCTGAATGTCCCAACCTTTCTGTTCGGGGACTTCCATCTCGTATGCAAACATAACTAGGTCTTGTAGATATTCTAGTTGATTTTCTGTAAGATTGAGAGTTTTCATAGGGGTTCTCGATTGAATTACTTTAATTATAGAGTACTGGACGAGATGTGTCCAGTACATTTGATACATCTAATAGTATCCTGCCGCCTCCATTCCTGGTTCATCATAGAAACAAGTGAATGATAAGTCAGGGTATCTTTCTTTTAACTCCTGCATTACTCCTTCAGGTGGCGACCACGCAGTACTAAATTCAAGTTCTAACTGTTCGGAATCATCATAATCAATAGTAAGTTCCGATAAATCCCACTTCGTTCCCCAGTTGTTAATGCACCAGTGATACCAGCGATCATCATTTTTACCATCTGGAAAGTTGTATGTTTCCCACACAATTTCTCCGTTTGGGTTCTTCATTTGTTCAAGTTTGGGAAGTTCTCCCTTTTCGTTTGGGATATTCTTAAAATCAGGTATTGGAAGTATCTGATTAAATGGGTCTTGATGATTGTTAAAAATGTCGTAAATCTCTTTGAGTTGATTCACTTGATCTTCATCTGCATCAATTCTGATTCGGTTGTAGCACCAATTAGGCATAATCTTTAGGGGTGTTGTTGTACTAATTATAAGGCATAGGGTTGCAAAAAGCAACCCTACGAATATTAAATTAACGTAAAGAATAACCTACCACCTCATCACCAAACATTTCTGACGCATCAACATCAATACGTCCATCAGTCATTAGACTGTCAATGTAACAATCTTCTTCAATTTCACGAAGTTCATCATACTGTGTGGGTAGGTCTTCATCTTCGGGAATACCATAACCAATTTTTAACTCATCTTGTAAAAGAAGTTCGTTGTACTCTTCAATAGTCATAGGGGTGTTTGTGTAACTGTTTATAATATAACCCACTTTTGGTCAGAGTGGGGGAACTGTGTGCAACTTTACGAACTGGCACATTGCCAGCTGATTTTGTTTTCTGAATCTGCTATATCAAAACAGATCTCACACATTGCGTCAACCTGCGGGAAGTTATCCCGCCAATCATAATCTTCCTCTAATGGAGCGTCCCAGTAGTAGTAAAGTGATGAATCGGTTATCCCGCAGTTGTCGCAAGTTGTCATTTAACCTTCACTCCGTCAACGAATGGAACTGTCTTACCATCACGGGCATGAAACCACTGGTAGTTTTTCTGAAAGATACCACCTAATCCAAATTCAGACATTAACGCATTAAGTCTTGATTTTGTGGTCACGGTCTCCCACCCGCAAGAAC